GGGATGGTAGAGAACCTCAAGTGACCCTCTGTGGAGGGCCGAAGTGGGGATCACCACGCAATACTCAGCGTCGGCTCGCCAATACTCAAAGGGAATTCCACAGTATCCGGCCCCAGTGGGTGTCCACTCGCCGTTGCTGTTCGCAGGCAAATGGAATCCGGGGGACACAAACAAAGTGGAGAGCTTGTCCAGAGCAATATCATTGGAGGACCAATCAAAGCTGTCTACAGCGATCCACCTGTTCGACATGCTCTCAAAGCTCAAATCGTCGAGGTCCTCCCCTCCGAGGATTCCGGGGTCCATATCAATAGCATTCGCGACCGAAAACCCTGCGACATCAGCAGCGTCGCACCCATCAGTGAGTGCTACGTTTGTGACTGTGCGGTGGGCCACGACAGCAGTGTGCGCCTGCTCGTTCTTTCGAGAAAAGCCAAGCCAGTCGGCTACGAGAGCCACAGATGAGGCCACATTGTTGACCATGGACGCAACCCCACCAACTACTGGCACTTTCGTTAGCTTTTCTGAAATGTCAGCAATGGTATTCGCAGTACGAGAAATAGTCTTGGACTGCTGCAACTCGCGCCCTCGCCTTATGATCTTCTTGGCAGAAGACTTTCCCTCCCACGAGGGAGTCATGAGACGGTAGCCAGACTTGAACCGAGCGTACAAGGTGAGCGAGCCTTGGCTGACTCCTGAGGCTTGAGCTGTAGTAATAGGAGAGAGGCAGAAAACATCTAATAGCCACATGCAATCTGCCGGCCTAGTCTCTGCGTCTCTATCAGAGAAGAAGGGACAGTCAATCACGAAGTCCACACTGCTTGACACAGGTAACAATACGCTTCTCTGGTACGACATGCAGTTAGCCATATGAGCTCCTGTCCCACCTGCGCCATTCACGGTTGGCCAAACAGCAACGACATAAGCGCCCGAGGCGTTACCAGGAACATCCCACACTCCCATAACTTCTATGTCCCCACGCCAATAGGTGAAGTTTCGCAACTTAAACCCCAGAGCTGTGTTGCCAAGAAGAGAGTTGGTGATGTTCCCTGGAAACATTGATGCTCCAGGAATGTCCGTAGAGGAAACGTCTATCCGTGCCCATCTAGTCCAACGCTCTGGGAATTGTCCAAGATCATAGACAGGGGGTTCCTGGTAGGTGCGGAACGTAGAAGGGCTGGCGCTCACCAGCGTATCTGCTGGGGTGACAACCTTGGTGCTGTCTCCAACGACATGGGCTTCCGACTGGACGGAAGGGGTATTATCTTGGGCCTCTTGTAGAGGAACTGACTCATTGGTCAGG